GTACTGTACTGTATACACATTGCAGGGTTAGTGAATACGGGACTGTATACCATCCACCGCCCACCGGGAAAATACTATGGGGTTTGGTGCTTCGTTAGCTTATGCCTATGCCTTGTCATCACTAGAATCATCATCATTTTGGGTTGGGTTGGGTTGACGTATGCAAGCACAAGCACAGTAGCGCAGGTGGCCTAGGCGATGGGTCGTGGAGGCTGGTGAGGTGAGCACCCCACATCTCGTCCCCCCCAAAAAAAATATGGTTTCTGGTAGGATAGCTGGCATGTGCTAACACGCATGGGGATTGTGGTACGCCGATAACAGTACCTACTTGCAAGACAGTCTCCAGCCGTGTTTTCATCGTTGTTCTCCTAGAAGTTTGGGCTACCTCTTGTGTAGCCCTTTTTTTACGTGTAGGATATGGTTATCTGTAGAGAGGGTTAGGTGATGATTACTGCGATTGAATTGGAGACTGGTAAGCCTATTCCTGTGCCCAGGGTGGTGTATGCCTACCCTTATGAGGAGATGGATGTGGGTGACAGTTTCTGTGTACCTGTAGGGGCTAGGCAGAAGGTGTTGAATGCCAACTACAGGGCCAGCAGGCGGTTAGGGATAGGGTTGACGGCTAAGACTGAGGGTACGGTTGTGCGGGTGTGGAGAACAAGGTGACGGAACTACTGTGGATGGAGGAGGATGAATTGCGTGAAGTCTGTCGGGCTTTGCTGGTTCGTCTTTGCCAAACAGAGTTAGTGGTACAGGTATTGGCTGGTCAAATAGATGAGGCGGTAGCTCATGGATACGAGCAAGGATACACAGATGGCTTTATACGCTTCGCGTGTCAAGCTGAAGCGAGAGATGGCACGGGCCTTGTCTTGCATTAGTCCGGCGGCTAAGAGGCGGCTGGCAGCAGAGTGGCGGGAAACGTATTCAGAGTTGTTCTACAAGGAGTTGATACGCTGTGCTAAGAACAAGGCTGTGGCAGCGACTATCTCTGAGTGGGATTTAGATGCTTTTGACAAACAAAGAAAACAATGAACTTTGACCTGAAGAAGTTTTACAAGTTCTGTTCCGAACTCAAGATTGAGACAAAGGAAGAGGGCTTGAAGAAGATGGGAACCCTTTTGGGGACTCAGACGTATGTGATGGAAGAAATCCAGAAAGGTCTAGATGATGACGTTCATTTCTTCGTTATTCTTAAAGGCCGTCAGTTGGGTATTACTACTGTTAGCCTTGCCCTTGATTTGTATTGGCAATTTACTCATCCTGGTTGGCAGGGCACTCTTGTTGCCGATACTGAAGAGAACAGAGATATGTTCCGGTCAACTCTGGCAATGTATATTGAAGGTCTACCCAAGGAGTACAAGATTCCTTTGGTTGCTCACAATCGCAATCAAATGGTTCTCAAAAACAGAAGCCGTATCTTCTATCAGATTGCTGGAAACAAGTCTCGGTTGGGGCAAGGTAAAGCAATTACATATCTTCACGGTACAGAAACAGCTTCCTGGGGTAATGAAGAGGGTCTGGCCTCGTTGATAGCTTCTCTTGCTGAAAAGAACCCTGAACGGCTTTACATGTTTGAGAGCACTGCACAGGGTTTCAACATGTTTCACGACATGTACAAGACGGCTAAGAAAGCAAAGACACAGAGGGCCATCTTCTGCGGCTGGTGGAGAAATGAGTTCTACTCTGTCCCTGGTGACTCCAACATCTACAAGGTCTACTGGGATGGCAAGCTCAGTGCGGAAGAGAAGGAGTGGGTGAAAGACATTAAGAAGCTCTACGGCTTTGAGGTCAACTCCCGGCAGATGGCTTGGTGGCGGTGGAAAATGCACGAAGGTATCAAAGACGAATCCTTGATGTACCAAGAGTTCCCCCCAACTGAGGACTATGCCTTTGTGATGACAGGCACATCCTTCTTCTCCACCACCCGCTGCACAGAAGCAGCTAAAGAGGCCAAGAAACTTGTACCAGACCACTATCGCTATGCTTTTGGACAACTGTTCCAAGACACTGAAGTGCTTAAGTCCACTGAGAGACTGGGCACACTCACGGTTTGGGAAGAACCTGTTGACACTGCTTATTACGTTATCGGTGCTGACCCCGCTTACGGTAGTTCTGATTGGGCAGATAGATTCTGCATCCAGGTCTACAGATGCTACGCAGATGGACTTGACCAAGTTGCTGAGTTTGCCACTTCTGAAATGAACACCTACCAGTTTGCGTGGGTCATTGCCCACCTTGCTGGCGCTTACAAGAACTCTACGTTGAACCTGGAAGTCAACGGCCCTGGTCAAGCAGTCATCAACGAGATACGCAACCTCAAACGCATGGCAGTCTCACTAGGAGGCGCTGTAGGCCACGGGTTGATGGACGTGCTGGGTAGCATGACCAACTACATCTGGAGGCGCAATGACACGCTTGGAGGCCTCTCCAACAGCATTGGTTACTTGACCACCACCAACTCCAAAGAGCGCATGTTGCAATACATGAAAGATTATTTTGAGCGTTCCATGATAAAGATACGCAGCATGGAGACTCTTGAAGAAATGAAAGGCATCGTGCGGGAAGGTTCCTTCTTGGGTGCGCCCGGTAGGGGCAAGGATGACCGTGTGATTGCTACTGCCCTGGCTTGCGTAGCTTTTGCAGAGCAGATTCAACCAAGACTCATAGCGCAGAAGATTACCCGTGAAATCAGCAGAGCACAGGAGAACTACACCCCTGAGCAAATCTCTGTTGGCAGAAACGTCAGTGATTACTTGAAACGGATAGGAATGTATGGAGCACAGTGAACTCACCATCGTGTCTGTCTACGGACACAACAACGGGGCCAGCGCACTGCCCAGCATCAAGCGCAGCATGAAAGAGCTTCCCGGCTCCAAAGGCTTGCTACTCTCCATTGCAAAACCTGATAACCTGCCCAGCAACATTGAGTGGCGGCAGATAGGGTTTATCAACTACCTCCAGTATTCTGTCTTCATGATGCACCAGCTCTACGCATTCATAGACACAGAGTATTGCCTTGTTGTCCAAGATGACGGCTGGGTGCTGGACGGCGACAACTTCATGCCGGAATACTATGAGTACGACTACATAGGCGCACCTTCTCACTGCGGTTTCCTGCCCCAGGGCGAGGGCTATCACTTGTACTTGGGGTTCACCTGGGTGGGCACTCCCGGTGTGCGGGTGGTGCAAAACGGTGGGTTCTCTCTGCGCTCTAAACGCTTCTTGTCAGCTTGCAACAAGCATGGCCTGACCCACCTGCAAGCCAACGACATACACGGCTGGAATGAAGATGCCCAGCTATCTGCCCTGCTCAAGCCCCAGTTGCAGTATCTGGGATACAGGTATGCACCTGACCACATTGCCAAACACTTCTCAATGGAATACATGGGTAACGGATTCCACACTGAAGAGTTTGATTTTGGTGCGTTGCTGGGTTGCCATGCCCAAAGCAGGAAGCTCATGGATGATGACCATATCATTGTCCCTGCTGACCCCACAAAAGCATACGGAGAGGTGGAGTTTTTGGACTATTTGCAGTCCACAGGCTACACCGTGGAGTACAGATATGAAGCCGCTGTCCAAGTTTGAACTCAAACGCCAGATAAAACGCTTTCACGCAGACAAGGATAGGGGCATCTCTATCAATTTGTTTTGCGAATTGGCAGGCATGTCCCTGGCTCACTTCATAAATGTGTTCATCAGAGACAAGGAACCGCTCACTGAGGTGATTCAAATCAGGGTCAGCAAGGCCTACCAGCAGTGGAAAAGCGGCAATGTGCGGGTTATGCAGAACAAAGACAGGACAAGATACGTGGAATACAGGAAGGAGAGCAAGCCACCATTGATGGCAAGCATGGGTTTACAGGTCACATCAGGGGGCATAAAACTAAAAGTCGGCATGGTTAACCGCCATGACTATTCTGAAATCACACTTGACGAAGCACTAAGAGGGTAACTATGAGCGTTCTAAAAGACTATCACTGCGAAAATCACGGCATTTTTGAGGCATGGGAGCCTAAATGCCCCATGAAACATTGCAACGGTGAGCTGTCCGTTGTTTTTCTTAAACCTGTGGGAACAAAGTCTGCCAAAACCAAGCACACGGACGGCACACTCAAACAATTGGCGATTGACTACGGTATGACGGACATAAAGTCCACCAGAGAAGGCGAACACCAGACTGGATACCTCAAACGCAACAACAAGCTGTCAGACAAAGAGTTTGACCAAGCCACAGATGCCATGAATGCCCAGAAAAAGGAGGCACGGCCTGGAGATGCCGCAATTTGGGGCGGCGGTGGTAGTATTAGCATGAAATCCGTTCTTGGTGGACAATTCAAGCCAGTGAAGGACGAGGCTGTGAGCATTTTGCCCAAAGATGCCTCCCCAACAGGCACTTTGTCTGGCCCCAGAGCGGGTGTCGGCACTATGCAAGACCCAGATAACCTGAAGGTGAAGACAACATGAGGATACCCACCAACCCTGTAGACAGAGAATTGTTCTACCTTGACCTCATCACCAAGTGTCAGGTCACTCAGCAAGAGAGAAAAGTAGACTATGGCTCCCTGCGGAGTTGGTATTTGTTTGGTAACGGGCCGGATGAAGCTCCGGCTCTGTACAACAAAATCTTCCCTCACATTGACCAGCTCACCAGTTTCCTCTACTCAGCGGAAACTACCCGCTTCTCCATTGACGTTGGAGCCGCTGTAGACCCCAGAGAGCAAGTAAAAGTCCCGGCTTTGACCCGTGCTCTTAACGATGAGTGGCTAAATAGCAACGCTGACCAAGTGTTTTCCGCTGCTACAACGTGGTCACTGGTCTACAACTCCACGTTTATCAAGCTCATCATCAACAACGGCATCCACCCGTACATGGTGGAGCCTGCTTGCATAGGCGTATTGCGGGAAGATACCCCCTACTCTGACAGGCAAGAGGCCATCACCCAGACCTACTACATCACCAAGTCTGAGCTGTACGACCGTCTGTACAGCCATCCCCGTCGGGAAGAGATTGTGAAACGGGTGACTTCTACCCAGCATGAGCGCACAGAAGTTGCTAACGGCATCGAGCGCATCATCCTGAGCCAGTCAAACCCAACAATGTACGGTAACGTCAACTTAGACCTTGCCGGACAAAACCGCTACAAGGCGACAGTCGCTGAAGACACGGTAGAAATGACTGAGCTGTGGGTGTGGAACGATGACACCAAAGATTACCAAGTTGTAACCAAAGCAGACCCGGACGTAATCATCTATGACCGCCCTGGTGAACAGGTGTTCCTGAAAGGCGAGCTGCCATTCGTGCAGATTTGCCCCAACCCTCTGTACGACTACTACTGGGGTGGCTCTGAGGTTCAACGTCTGGTATTCCTCCAGCAGCTCCGCAACAAGCGCATGACGGAAATCCTGGACTTGCTCTCCAAACAGGTCAGCCCTCCCACTGCGTTGATTGGTTTCACGGGCATCTTGGATGAGAAGAACTTTGCTCTCAACCGTGCTGGTGGCCTGCTGGCAACTGACATGCCTAATGCAAAGGTAGAGAAGTTAGCGCCTACTATTCCACCTGACTTATTCAAAGAGATTGGTGAGATTGACCTGATGTTTGAAGAAGCATCCGGCATTGTGTCTGTGTTGCAAGGCCGGGGTGAGGCGGGTGTGCGCTCGTCTGGTCATGCTTCTCAGCTTGCTCGACTGGGTTCCAGCCGTGCCAAGAAACGTGCCCTCATCATTGAGGACAGCTTGGAGAAGTTGGCAACTTTGTTCTTGAAGTGTATGCAAGCATACGATGCAACGCACTTCACAGACATGGACAACCACAAGTTCATTGCCGAACAGTTCACCAAGGACTATGTGGTGAAGGTGGATGCTCACTCCAACTCGCCCATCTTTATGGAAGACATGCGCCAGCTTGCTTTCAATCTGTTCAAGGCCCAGGTCATTGACAAGGAATCCTTGCTTGACTTGCTGGAGCCGCCGATGAAACAATTGCTCAAAGACAGATTGAAGAAGATGGAGGCCAAGCAGCAGGCACAACCGACTGCACCGCCTCCCAAAGCAGAGGGTAAACCAGACTTAAAGCAGGTAGGATAATGGCTACACAAGCAATCGTGCCTCCCAAAGCAGACCAGCCTCGGGCAAGCACTGAGCAACTGAAAAGAGGGGAATCGTCCCCCAGCTTGACATACCGCCAAACTGGGGTTAAAAACTACACCGGGCGTAGTCAACGGGACTACTCTCGGCGCAGCTAACAGGAGCTATCATGTACAAAGCAAAGCGTGGTCGCAAGACTCGGCGTTGATTCCCCGCAAGGGAAAAGGGTATGGCTGCTTCCCCTTTAAGTAAGTGGCCGCTTGTACCAAGGAGCGCATCATGCGTAAAGGTCGTAAAGGTCGTAAAGGCCGCAAGTAATCCGTAAGGATTTGTCTTGGGGGACTGACATAAAATGTCCCCCACCTATTGACAAGCAGTTTGTAAGTGGTTACAAACGGCGCACAAGGAGTTTTTATGGCAGTACCAACAGATAAGTTGATGGAATTGATGCGAGGCAGCCGTTCTGCCGCTGCACCCGCTCCCGTCCCCGAACCTGATGCTATGCCTGTAGGCGCAATTTCTGACGCTGAAACTCCTCCAATGGCTTCCCCCATGTCAACGCCTGAACCAAAGATGGGTTCAAAAGAGGCGGCGATGATTAACATTGGCATGGCAATGGACTTGCTGGAGCAGTCTCTCCCGGCGCTTGGTTCCGAATCTGAAGAAGGCCAGAAGACTCTGGCAGCTATTCGTACCCTCACTGGTTTGATGGGGCCACGGAAAAACAAAACCAACGAACTCCAGCAATCTGAAATTTTGCAGATGCTGCAAACATTACCCCAGGCAGGTGGCGCAACGCCTGAAGGTAAGGCAATGCAAGCAGCGCCGATTCCCGGTATGCCTCCTCCTGGCGGCGCACCAACTCCACCCCCAATGTAAGGAAACAACATGGACTTGTTCAAGCCCCGTGGCGCAGCCGCACCCCGCCGTCCTACTGACAACAACCAGCAGCACGGTGTCATCACCAACACCCCCCGTTTCTCCCAGCTCGGTGGCCTCAACGCCCCCGGCAAAGTCGGCAAGACTGGCATGGCTGTGCAGAAACCTGCTGACGGGAAAAAGGTTATCTGAGAACTTTAATCGTATAAAGAGGGTAAATCATGTCACTTGAA